AATAACGAAGGATTCCACGAATCCTGCTTTTCGCTCGAAGTACACTTCACTCGATGCCATCATGGAGGTCGTGAGGCCTGTGATGGCGAAGCATGGCTTGTTCGTTGTGCAGTCGGTGCTTGACACCATCGATGGCGAGCATTCGACCAGCATCACCGTCGAGAGTCGTGTCATCCACAGCTCAGGTGAGTGGATTGCTGGAGTCGTGCAGGTTCCTGTGATGCAACAGACATCGCATGGATTCGGCAGCGCACTCTCGTATGGTCGACGTTACAGCCTCAGTGCGCTTCTCTCGCTCGCATCTGATGAGGATGACGATGGCAATGGTGCGATAGGCCAACAGCCACAAGCACGGCCACAAATCAAGCCAGGACCGCCACAGACCACGACGCTTCGCAAGCTTGCACCACAGGCGAAACCGATACCTGGTTATCACAACGGTTCACACTTCGTTATCGGTGAAGAGGACCCGAACGCATGACATTCCCGACTGTTCTTTTCACTCACTTTTTAGCAGACTTTGTTTATCAATCTCGTGAGATTGCAACGACGAAGTCAAGTAACAACATCTCGCTACTCAAGCACGTCGGCATTTATGCCGGCGTGTTTGGAATCGCGACAGCTGTAGATATTGGATTTGCATTCTTTGGATGGCCTGACAAGTACAAAGCCAGTATCGGCAAACAGATTGCCTTCATTATCTTCAATGTCGTGATGCACTTTGTGACTGATTACTTTACGAGCCGTGCAAGCACAAAAGCATATAAGGCCGGCGATCTACATCGATTCTGGTGCGTCATTGGATTTGACCAGATGATTCACGCCACAACACTCTACTGGTCATGGAAGGCGATGACAGAATGACATCCGAATGCTTCTACTGCGGAGTGATGTACTGTCACTCCGCGAAGAATCATGGCGATCACATGCCAATACCAGAACGCAACGGAGGCACGGACATGGTTCCGTGCTGTTCCGCTTGTCATGACATGAAGGACAGGATTCCACTACACGAATGGCATTCTGTCGCATGGAAAGAAATCAATGCCTCATGGCCTATGTATGGACGTTATACGAGGTTATTCCTGGCGAAGGCATTGTCATTGATGACTGACTTCAATGAGTCTGCCGAAGCTGAACGAAAGAAAGATAAGCGCAAAAAGTGACACTCACAGATTTTCAAGCCATGGTGGCTGCGTTGCCGACGTATTCACCTGAACCACCACGCATGGTGATTCACCGGAAGCATTACAACATGATGGTCCACGCAGCTTACAAAGCATCAAAGGCTGTACGCAAAGCGAAGGCACGGAAGAAACGCATCAATGCCAGGTGCGGGAGGTCGTAGGATGAAATTTGAGCTAGCATTTGAAGCCATGCGCCACGGCTACTGCATCACCGTGCAAGAAAACAAAGCTCTCTGGTACAGATACGATCAAGGGATGCAGGCTATACGTGCATATGTGAACAGCCTGTTCATGTCATATAAGCTTGACTTCCCTACTGACCGCATCATGACCGATGGTTGGCAGGTTGGTGTATACATCGAAGGCAATACACCACTATGGCTTGACATTCCAGACGCCTACGACATCGAGCAGATTATGCAGTATGCCGAGGTTGCACTGGAAGAACGCGAACAAAGATTGGCAGGCATTCTATGACAGGCATTGAAGCACTGAAGGCCTTACGTGAAGGTAAGAAAGTAACCCACGAGGACTACAAACCTTTTCATTACCTTTACGTCATTGAATACACGATGAACGGTAAGCCATATAAACAAATTGCCTGTGTTGGTACATGGGAACCTGGACCAGTTGACCCGATGATGTGGTGTGGTGGTGACCCTGTAAATGCCACGTACTTCCTCCAAGATGATTGGGAGATAGTCGAATGACAAAGCTCGTATGGATAACGCCCGATGCCGAGAAGGTCATCGGGTATTGCGCTCGAGTCTCAAACCCGGGAAACCAGGACAATCCTGACGTCACGAGACTACTTCGATATTGTGTCGGCCACGGTCACTGGTCAATATTCGAAATGGCCAGCATGTGCGTCGAGATCAAGACCACGAGAGCGATTGCAGCTCAGATTCTTAGACATCGGTCGTTCTCGTTTCAGGAGTTCTCGCAACGATACGCTACCGTGGTCGAGGACATCGATGTTCCAGAGATGCGCCTTACTGGCTCCTACAATCGCCAATCAAGCCTGCCATTACCTGCGATGGAAGAACTCACCAAAGAACAGCAGGATGCGCTGTATTTGGTCGGGTCATCAATCGAGTTCGCGACAGATGTGTATCGCGATCTCGTCAAGAACGGCATGGCTGCGGAGACTGCTCGCATGGTCCTACCGCTATGTACTCCGACCACGATGTACATGAGCGGAAGCATCCGCTCGTGGATTCACTATGTGCAGTTGAGAACGCGCCAGGACACGCAGCTCGAGCATCGTGACATCGCGCAAAGCATCCAGAACATCATGCTGGAACATCTGCCAATAACGATGGAAGCACTAGGTTAACACCATACTGGTGTGGAGGTATTTTTATATGGCACGTAAACCAACAGCTGACAAAGAGATCACACGAGTAGAGGAAAAGCCTGAAGGACTCCTGTGGCTCCTAAAGGCCAGTGAACACGAGATTCTGGAACGCTTGAACGCTGAGGATGCAATCATCTTCGTTCACCCTGCGCTCGATGGCGTCGTGAGTTTCCGCATCGAAGAGAATCCAGCACATGACCAAAAAGTGGTGCATGTCTGGCGGTAAATGTATAAAGGATTTGCCAGTCCTCCCAGGCTGGTGAATACCGAACAACCAACCAAACAGAAACCATCTGTCGCATGGCCCCGGGTTACCGGACGAAGCCCATGTACACAGATGGTTTTTGGTTTACAAGGATGGTCAGGGATTTGAACCCTGGATGCGATGTCGCATACATTCTTAGCAGGAATGCGCTTTAAACCACTCAGCCAACCATCCAGCGCTACATCGTATCAACTGTTTCCATTTTGGAAAGTGTTCAGAAGTTCACGAAGCCGAAGCCACCAAACTTGCCCAACTCGCGCCAGTTGCGCTTTTTTAAATATAAACCATCACCATCACGCTCAACTGATAGTTCGTCCGATGGTTCTGGGCTGGTGTTGCCCTCGACCGTGTACACACCCCACTCCTCGACCTTTGTGACGATACCGATGTGAGCAATGCGCGAGAGCGCATGGAAGTAGAAAAGCGCCACATCGCCACGCCGTGGACGTTTCGTCGTTGTGCCATCGATGATGTGCTGAACTGGTAACCATAGTCCTTCGCTCTTATGCCATCTCGACCAGTCTGGACAATATCCAGATCGAGGATAAGTCTCGTCGTATGTGATGCCCATCTGTGTAGCCGCTTGTTTATGCCTAAAGCGCACATGTGCAGCGCACCACGGTGAGCCAGGAGGAATCACAGGTTTGCAGGATGCCTGATATGCCTCGACTGCTTTACCTCGATTCTCACCGACTTCCTGGACGCCAATGTTCGCGACTGCCAGATCAGTTGATAGCAGTGCGATTCGTCTTGATGGTGCTGTGTCACTCATGGTGTATACTCCCTCCGTCCAAATAGGTTCGTCCTAATCCTCGCACCTCCGGTTCCCCTTCACCGGAGGTGTTTTATTTTCAGTAGTAAAGCAATCCTTTACAACTCACAAGGAATCCTTGTTACATGACCAACTTGTAAGAAATCCTTACAAGTTCAGGAGAATGTCTCCGCATCATCCGAGGATGACACGATGGTGATGCCATTCGTTGTGTGCGTGTAAATGATGTAGACCACTCCGAGGCGCCAGTAACACGCAATCTCGTCATCGCTCACGTTACCTGTCACCACGTTCGACGCAGATGTGATGACGTTACCCATCGGGTCACGCTTCACGCGCTGGATGTTCGACGAGCTCGTGCGGAAGAAGATATATTCCATGCCATTCGGGGAGACACAGACTGTTCCGTGTGCCCCGGTCCCGATTGTTGTTGCCACGCTGACTGTGTTCCCTTCGTCGTCGGTTGTGTACCGCTTCACTTCACCGCTGGTCGTGTCTACGATGATGATGAGACTCATCGCACCACTGTGCTTCTGGTACGCCAGGCTGAGACATTCCGCGTTCGTGATCGGCGTCGTGACCTCGTCCCAGTTTGTTCCGTTATGTGCTCGCGAGTGGTACAGCTTCACGCCACCAGATGCAGTGATGACACCATAGGTCGCTTGCTGTGCTGGTGAGACGTCCGCTGCGGTGCAGTTCCCTGCCTGTGTTTCTTCGCGGAAAACAGCTCGCTGACGCTTCGCGGAGTACATCGGATTGACACCGACGCTCGATGCGCCGAGCACGATGGAATGATTCGATTTGCCGAGTCCGAATGGTGAGCCGGTCTGGTAGTTTCCAAGCGCATCGAATGTCGAATCTGTTCCCCTGGACGAGGAATCGCTCGAGAGCTGAAGCGTCACGGTTCCGGATGTCGCCGGGTCTCCTGACGTATTGAAAACGATGCCATGAGCTGGTCCACGAAGGATGGCGCCGAATGGCAAATACAGCGCGGAATCTGTCCCTCCATTGACATCAAACGGGTCGTAGAGGTCTGGAATAAAGTCGCCATTGATAGAGTCGAATAGCGTCTGAGCCGTGATGGTGCCTGTCGCAATTTCAAACCCATAGGCGAAGTCAGTTCCAGATGTTGCGTTCGGCGTTGCGAGGATTCCACCGCCATACAGCCATGTGCTGATACCAGTTCCACCATTCAGGAAACAGTCCCTCAATGGAGGCTGTGACACGCTACAGGTACCACTACCCGGGTACGCAATACTATTCGTGGCAGTCCAGCCAGGATGTCGGACAATGCTGTCGTCGGACCCGTTGACTTGACCAGCGAGGTCACTGATCGAGAGCGGCGTGACACTGTATGTCGTGACACCAGTCGCACCACCGACAGTCTTCTGCCACCAGTAGTCGCTCTCCTCTTCATCGCGCCCATCGTTCTTCTGTTGCCAGAAGCGCCGTGAATAGTAATACGTGGTCGTGTCGACTTCGGCGACAATCGCTGGCGTGATGCGTTCGTGCTCGTATCCCAGACCACTCGGAATATAGTGGCTGTTCGTGAAGCCGTTGGTCGTGTCCTGCTTCAGCGTCGTGGTGCCAAGGTCAATCGCCCCTGTAGCGATGCGGAGACGCTGGCATGACGTAACACCCCAATATGCCGAATCGACGCTCTCTGAGCCAGCGTACGAACTGCTAGAGGTATTCTTGCGGGGGTAGGGGTTGTCCTTGCCGTCAGTGAGCGGAAGCGCAGACACAGACCATGCATCAGGACTGCAGAGGTCGATGGTCACTGTCTGATACGACGTCGTTGCAGCTGTGATGTTCCACGTTTTTGTGTTGCCATGGTAGTCGGTTATGACGAAGGTCCCCGCCACGCCTGTCCCGCTTTGCGCCTTGATCTGGATGTCAAGGTAGCGATATCCCGACATGCCCTCGTATGGCGCGAAAAGTCGGTCGTTCGTCGTTCCAGCGATACTCCTGGTCGTGTTGTATGCCAGTGACCAACCATTGAACCTAAAGCCACGGAACATGCACCTGGTCTCGCTTGATGCTTCACCTACAGCTGTAAGTGATGCCGAAGTGATGGCACATGAGATACTTGCAGGAACATCATCGAGTGACGTGGTAAGAGTGTTCGACCCGTAGTCCGGATCAGTCAGGACAGTCGTGGTCGAGTAGTCCACGAACGTGTCTGAACCTGACATCGAGCCTGTACCGCTGATTGTCCTGGACGAACCATCGAAGCCTGTCACGACCACACTCAGTGAATCCGGATACGATGCGGACCACGCCCTTGTGCGACCAATCACAGCGACATTCCTATCGAGACAGGACGAGGTGCTGATGGTGGCACTTGCTGTTGACACAATGCCGAATGCATCTGTGGTTCCAAGCACACTCAGCGACCATTCTGTGGCGCTTTGCGCGTGGAAGGTGTGAGCGTGTGCGATGTCATGCACAGCGACCGTGTTCACCTTCACCAGGGAAACAGCAAAGTCATGGCGTACATCACCGCTGGAGAATCCATTCGCCGTCAGGATGGCCGTGTAGTCTGCTGTTCGCCTCGATGTCGCAGCTGCGGACACGCTGATGCTTCCACCGTTGGCGGTGATACTACATGCTGCCGTCGCGCCTGACGTGGTCATCTCATACCAGCGATAGGAAGTGTTCGGAGGAAACACTGTCGGCGCCACACTTGAACTGTATGTAGTCTCAGTGACAGCCCAGAGTTTGTCGGTCGAGACAGATGCAGTGAATGTTCCGGCACATGTGACGCTCACGTCTTTGTATGTCGTGGCGCCTGTCTCAGTTCCGGATGCGAGGACCACGTAGCCGGAGTTCGTGCTACCGTGGCCATTGTTCACGCTGAGATTCGCTCGAAGCTCCCATGTCCATGTTGCACCAGGTGATGGCGCATTGACTGTCGAAACAATCGCCAGTGAGCCGAGGAATCCTAAGTGTCCGCCGAAGGTGAAGTCGGTGTAATGCGTGTCGTAGTCAGGTTCGAGAGGCTGAAGCGCGAACGGGTTCCAGATGCGCTCCGTTACGTTTTGCGTGTGCGACATCGTGAGTGTCGATGTACGTGTGCCATCGATGTAGGCCATTATTCAGGTCCACCGGATAGATACACGCCACGATAGACAGCCTTCCGGAACTGGACCGCGCCATTCTCGACCACGAACTCGATGGTCGGAATCGCGATGATTCGATAGACACCCTTCACTGTCGTTCCGTCCGGTTGCATAATGGTTACCACATCACGCACCCACAGAGGTCGGTTGTTCGACGACAACACCAGGAAGTCGCTCTCCCACTCGATGAGAATGCGACCAGTCATCAATCGGTCCTTGAGCGCGACGGTTGCCTGATAGGCCACGCTGGAGTTTGTGATGGACGGATCAGACAGAATGTAAGGTACAGGTCGACCGCGCCAGTTATACGGTCGGTCTGCTGGGAGTGTGTCTGCTGTCTGACTCGCCGAATCAGCATCGTAGGAATAGAGCAGGTCGCCATTCCTCGGGTCCTGCCCGATGACTGTTACCTGATTACATTCTGGACTCTCATAATGCGCCGTCATACGACGCACGACACGCTTGTTCTGCAGTGCTCCAGACACGCCTGCTGCAGCTGCTGCCGCCACGCTTTGGTACAAAGTCATTGCGCTGGTCGTTGTCAAGTCGATAGGATTCGCCCACTGGAACTTGTACCCACTTGTCGTCGGACTCCAGCCCGTGATGAAGTTCGCGCAGTAGTCGGTCTTGAGTTTCTGAAGCATCGATGCGATGGTGTCGCCACGCTGTGGAACGAAGGACGAATAACCACGAGCGATGTCTGGACTTCGCGAGATCTCTGTCCCTGTCGCGTCGTTGTATTCGAGATAAGTGGCTGGAGGGTAACCAGCCAGTGTCATCATGTCGCCGATTGCATCCTCGCCTGTATACCCGTCGTACAGGATTCCGTCCTGGAAGTAATACAGCTCGAAGTCGCGTGAGCGGTCCTGTCCCTCGAACTGAAGTTTTGAGAAGTTCAGCGACAGGTCAGCCTGCTCATACTGAATCTGCGGAGGAGCGAGCGTTCCACGGAAGATGTCGATGTATGTAGGTGTCGGCGTTGCGCTGTTCGAGATCGCCACACGAATCGGTCGGTCGCTGGTGATCTGTGGCTGTTGAACGCCTGCCGCTAGAAGTGCCGCACGTCTCGCTGTCATGCGAAGCGTCGTCCGCGAAGTTTCATCGACCGACAGCGTGAGGTCATCGATGTACTCTGTGATGTCCACGGGTTCATCTGCTGTCGCTGTCGCAGCAGGCGTGTATGTGGCCATGGCTGCAGCCACACCAGACGTCTTCGTATATGGCGACGGAGTGGTCACCGTGAGTTTGAGGCGCACTGTGTCGATGACACCATCTGGCGTGTACGGTGAGTTTCCAAAGTCGACAATCGTCACCGCTTCTGTAATGGTTCCGGTAGAAGTTCCAGCCACATCAGACCAGACAGTGCCCGTGAAGGTCGCTCCAGTCGGAGGCGGATATCGGAGTTTGATTGGCTTCGAGTAAAAGACACCAGTCTCCTCAAATGCAATCGGTGCAATCTGGACCGTTGGTCGACCATATGGAACACGCCATGCGAAACTTCCGGATGGCACGATAGTTTGTCCAGGTAAGTCGTTCACATCCTCGAACAGGTGGCTGAAGTTTGCTCCGAATGTCGATGTCACCAGCAGCTCGCGACGCTTGAATGGAATCATCATCAGCGCGATGTTGCGCTGTCCTACTGCACTCGCGCTCGCGACGCTTCGCCCTGGCGTTTTGTTTGTGTCTGATTGGTCATATACGCCCTTCTGGATTCCGTTCTTATAGACGATGCAGGAACCATTCGCACGGAATACCAGCTCGACAGTGTTCGCTCCACCATAGCCCCATTGAACGCGAAGGATAGGCAGTGGTGAAGCATCGACCCAGTTAGGGACATAGGCGGAAATATACCAGCCTTGATTGACGCCATACGAAGCCGTGGTCTGGACCCACTGCGTGTTTGCTGTTCCGAGAGACGTTGCAGTCAGGTAATAATCACCTGACGCGTTTATCTCCATCTGCTTCCATATCGAGCCTGTGATGAGCGTGTAGGCGCTTCGTGGCACACGAGCATAAAGTCCAGCGTAATTACTGGACCATGCTTCAGTGACAGGTAGAGGCGCAGGCATGGCCGTGTTTGTCACATTGTCAAACCATCCAGTCGAATACTGTCGGTCCCAGCAGGTTCCATCAGCACCGACACACACACGTCCGAGGTCAGGACGTGGCTCAGGACAGTCGACTTCGACCAACAGTGGCCAGTTTGTCGCCATTAGATTCTCCTCATCTCAGTGACCAGATTCTGTCGTCCAGCCTGAATCATCATCTTCCGCATTGAACGCTCGAGGTCTGTGCTTGCAGGGATGAGCGTCTGCGGAATGATTCCCACACCACCGACATTCGTCGGGTTGTTTCCAGCCGTTGCGATCTCTGACGCTGTGACACCGATGGCGCCCAGGCGTCCACCGCCGAATGTTTGCTTTCGGAGGTCGAGAAGGTCTCGAGTCGAACCAGTGTTCTTCGCGATCTCGTATAGGTGACCTTCCATCGACTTTGCCATTTCGACAAATGCGCCTTGCATCCTGGCTGCATATTCAGCGATGGCGACCATGGTTCCGATGAGTCCGCCTCCGCCCTTGCCTTCGGTCGACTTAGCAACATCAGCAGCTGCACCTGCTGCTTTGCCGAGATCTGACGTGGTTGGAGGTTGTAGTGCCTGTGGCTTTTCTCCACTCTTCGCGCCGCTTTTCTCCATCTCGTTGAAAATGGCATCCATCCCGTATATCGCAAGACCAGCAGCTGCAACGCCGGCGATAACCTTCGCAATACCAGCGGGACCCGCGAGTGCTTGAATCAATGCCTCACCAGCAGCAATCGCTTTCAGTGAGTTTGCAAGGCCCTTCATGACCTTTGTAAGCGTCACAATGCCGTTGACAATATAAACTGCGGTGATGGCAGCGAGCGATGCGGCGATGCCTTTGAGGATGGTTTGTGCAGGGCTTCCGTTGGTGCTCACCGAATCGAAAAACTTTGTTACCTTGTTCAATCCGTCGGTGATGGCTGGCGTTATCAGATTGAGCCCGGCACCAAAGATGGCGCCAACCTTTTCCATCATTAATGTAGATGAGTCGACGATGCTCGCCATTTGCGAATTTGTATTCTTCGCCATGCGTTCGGTCATGCCGCCGTACTTCTTATCGATGATGCGGAATAAGGCGTCAAGCGTTTGAGTCGCACTTGATAGCAGAGTGCCGTTCTTGTCAAACGTGATTCCCTCGCCCGCAAAATCCTTTTTGGACAGTCCGAACATCGAGAGCGTTTCGGAGTCTGGCATGATTCCCTGATTGAGTTTGCCCATCATATTGACGAGTGACTTCAGGTGTTCCTCATCAGCACCGAATGCCGCGCCAAGATCCGCGAGTTTCGGGAGTGCTTTTTGCGCGTTCAAGCCCATCGCCTGCAAACCGACTGCCGCGTTCGCGAGCTGCTTTGTCGTGAATGGTGATGGACCCGCAACTTCGCGGACCTTTTTCATAATTGCAGCGGCTTGTGCTGCGGAACCTGTGACGCCTTCGAGTCTGGTATTTAACTCCTGAGCGTCTCCAGCTGCTTGAAGCGCAGATTTTCCAAATGCGACAATGCCGCCAAGGGCTCCAAGTGTAGCGCCAATCTTGCCAATCTTGGACAATACGTCGCCATAACTTAATGCCGAGGCCTTCGTGTTGTCTAAAGCATCAGCTGTGGACTTAGCCTCAGACTTGATATTCTTCAGCCCCTGGACTGCATCACCAGCGCCTGTAACTTTGAAAACGATGTCGAAGATTCCGAGCGGCATTAGATAGTCCTTTTCGCCAGCACCGACATCACGGCCTTGACGATTTCAACAAGTTGATTTTCCCAGACTTCGCCAGCCCATGCGACTTCGGCGAACTCGTCCAGGCTCAAATCGGTCTCGCTGGGATGGCGCTTCAGATGTCTCACTGAACAGTAGAGTATCTTCTGCGCCACCCCGCCTAGTCGTTTGGGACTTCGTCCACCGCTGCTTCGATGTCAATCGGGAATGCTTTGGCGAACTCTCCGACCACGTAGAGGTAAATGTCCGAGCGGTCTCGAGCGAGCTGTGCAAACCGACGCGATGGATTGATTTCACCGTCTCCAGGCTGAATCACATAGCATCGTGCCATGATCATCAGAATCTGGAGCATCTGGTCAGGAAACTCCGGAAATGCAATCTTCAAAGCCTTCTGAACTTCAGGTCGAGGAAACAAATCAGCGGCCTTCGGTTCACGGAATGTGAACGAACCAGGTGCACCGATGAAGCGCTCGATGTCGACACTGTGATTCGGTCGACCTTCTGTTTTAGGAATGGCGTCGAAGATTGAACTCATTATGATCCTGACAGACCAGTGATTCCGCTCACACCGAGTTTGATGGTCGCGGTCTCGGTCTGTGTCTCCTCTGGGGTTAGACTTAGTCCTGCCTCAGTAACCATGCCGAAGTACTTGACGACGTTACCGGCAACAGATGCAGCACCATCCAAGTCTACATCAATCTCACAACCGAATCCGACTTTGCTCTGGAAGAGAGGTCCAGTGGTGTTGTCGATGTACAGTTCGAGGTTCACTGTTCCGGTTTGTGTCGTCGGCAGGGATGCTTCGTAGACCGCGCACAATGCCGTGGCGTTAACCATGTTTTGACTGACAGTCGAGGAGAACGACTTTGCCAGACAGACGATGCTGGTTGCGGTCGTTGTCGGAAGTGCAGTCGTGTCACCCGTGAGTGCAGCTGCGGTGAATGTGATCGTCAGTGTGACGTCTTTTGCGAGTAGTGGACGAGCCATTGATAGTTACCTCTATGGAGTTATTGTGGCTGTGTACAGTTGCACTATGCCATTGTCGACGCGACCATCCTGGCTCACGTCTACCGATGAGCTCACGCTCGTTCGATTCAGGAAAAATGGAGGAGTGGTGCTGTCTACGCTCTGCTTGTTTAGAAGCGTGTCGATGCGGTCCACGATGCCCTTGATACGCGCCATCGAGACAGCGCCGGACTGTGTATCCCAACACCACACCTGATGGCTTGATGTCGTCACGATACGACCGCCACACAGCGACTGTTCATCGGTCTGACCTGCATCAGTGTGACGCACAACGATGTATGGCACTTGTGGTTGACGAAGGGATATCGGGTCCTTCTCAGGAGCGAGGTACAGGTAGATGCCCTGCTGATAGTTCGGTGCGCGATTGTCCACCGCCAGCAGTCCCTGGAGCGTCGTATCTGCTGTGAGCGTGTCATAGATCCACTCGTCGACGACTAGACTCTCAACCATTGAAGTATCTCCTCACGACGCTCGTGAATGCCGCCCACGCCTTGTCGGATGCAGGAATCGCGAATGGTCTGTTCTTCACGAACTCGAGAATCTTCCCGTATGGAGCCGCGATGCTCACGATGTACTCGTAGTCATTGACACGACCGACAGTGATGGACGAACGCAACGCGCCTGTGAGGACCGCTGGTGCTTGTCCTGGCGCGGATGCCTGATGCGTCCTATTCTTCCCGATCTTGTAAACACGACCAGACTTCTGTCCGGTCATGCTGGCAATCATCAGACGCATGGCCTTCGCCGCTGTCTCCTGTAACCAGATAGATAGCACACGAAAACGATGCTCAGCATCGTCGAACCCAGACAGGTCGACCTTAACTGTCACGGAGCGAGGACCTCGATGAGCAGTGGACCGAAGCGTCGCACCGTAGTCGATACCGTGAGTGTCAATGTCAAGCGAACTACAGCTGCTGTTGGGTACGCGTTCGGATTCAGCACAGTGACGATTCCCTGTGTCGCCATTGACTTCGTAAGCGTCACAGAACCAGACACGAAGGAATACGCCACGCCAGTCGCTGCGTTCGTGTACGTGGCGCTGAGCGTGCCTGTCGTGATGTCAATCGGTGAGCCATTCTCATCGACCAGACGCACGACGAATGTATGCCAGTCACCGACCCATGCAGCCACCTGTACGACCTGTTCAGGGTCCTCGGTGATGTTGATGATGTTCACACTCATACTGGCCTCACATAGAGTTTCAATGGTCCGAATACCTGCGTGTCGCTTGCGCCTGTTGTCCTGGTCACAGTCACAGTGTACGTGCCTGAAGTGTTTGTCACCGTAGTCGTAAGACCGAAGGACAGGCGCCCATTGTCCGCATACGTCGCAGTGCCGGCATACGTTGCGACCAGCGTTCCACCAGAGTTGTATACCTTCGCGCTGACTGTTGCACCAGTGATGTCGATGCCAGTGCCGTTGGCGTCTGTTACCTGGACATCGATGCTGGTCGCTGTTCCGACATTAACATCGAGCGGCTGGTCTGCTCCGAGGCCATCAGCCAGGAGTTGATAAGGTCCGATGTGTACGCTCGTTGCAGCTGACACTGGCGTCAACAGATCTGCGGAGATGTAGTCTGTGCCATTGTGAAGGAGCGCACCCTTGAGTTCCGTGGCGGCGTCTGTGTCGTTGACAATCGCATGGATGTCAGCATCCACACGAGAGACTCCACCAGACTGATGCAGTGTGACGAGACCTTCCTTCGAGTCCTGATCTGCACGAAGAACATTCCATCCGAATGTTCCGTGCGTTGTATGGTCGTTGGTCAATGCGTTCCATACGGCACTAGCAGTCTGTGCTGTTGTAAGACCACCAGAGCTGAGTTTGATGCTCATGACTGCACCGTTGGTACCTGATGCTCCTCTGACAACAACTGTGACGTCATCTGCACCAGCGGCTAAAGCCTCGTTTGGAATATCCAAACGATATACGCCAGGCATAGTGTTAGGGTTGACTTCAGCGAACCCACCACTTGTCCAGTTCTGTGTGATGTTACGTGCTTGGAGGTTTATCTGTACGTCTGCACTACGTGTACGGTTGTAATAGGCTGATAGACCAGCGGTGGAGGCTGTGAGCCCTGTAGCACCAAGGTACAGCTCGATGGATTGTGAGGTTGAACCGGGAGCGATTGTGATGGTGCTGGCGTTGCGCTCGGTTGGATTGTAGACACCAGCGGCTGAAACATTGAAGCGTGTAATCGGGCCGATGTCCGGAGTACTTGGCCACGTTACACCGAACATATCAGCAGCAGGTGCGCCTGTCGCTGTACCGGAGCCGATTGATGCTGCGTTGTTATATGGCCCAAATGCTTGCTGGCTCGCTAGACCAAATAAACGACTATGTATATACTCGTTACAAGGAACAGCTTCATTGATTGTATTTGTACCAACCGCAGTGCTTACTCTTGCAGCCTGCACATTTAGTCGATTGTAATCTTCAATGATGTGACCAGTTGCAGTTGCATAAAATCCTGTAGTGCTACCAGTTCCATAAAGATTGCAGTTTGTGACGTAACAAGGAAATGAGGTTACACCAGCAACGAAATAAGTAAAGAATAATTCAGCCGATTGACCCTGCTCGATTGAGCAGTTACGCATTGTAATTCCACCACCTGTACAAGTTGTCCCTGTCGGTGAGATAATTTCAATTCCACCTCTAAACAAAATGGAATCCGTAATCGTGATGTTTGTCGAAAATGCAGAACCTGTTGATGGCGACGTTATAAGTACTGGTCTAGCTCCACCAAAAAAACATTTTGTTATTGTAATGTTGTAAGCAGAGTTCGTAGTTCTGGCTAACTTCAACGCTGGAGCAGTAGCCACCGGACGCGTAGAAATCACAACGGTATTTGTAATTGTGATGTTGTTTGCGTCAGTGCAGTTAAGTACTCCACTTGTTGCTCCATACCCATTTATTGCATAACCCTCTAGATACATATTCTGTATCGTCCAATAACCCTTTGCGGTAGTCAAAGTTGCACCTACAGTGGCTGGGCCTGCATTGTCACTAGTGTGATTGGTTAATCTTACGATGCCCTGCGTGACACCTGAAAACACTGAACCTGTAGGGTCTCCAGCAATCACAAGTGTGTTGCTAACAGATGGCGTAATCGTCATCGTTGGTGTTTCACGATAAACACCGGGAGCAATGTACAAAGTATTTACCGCATCAGGTAAAGGCATATTTGCAAGGGCATACGTTACAGTTTGCCACGCCTGATTTGTCGCTGGCCCAGTCCCTGCGTTGGCGTTGCTACCATCAGTCCTAACGTAATAATTTGCCATTATTCAGCGGTTCCATTCACGATTTCCTGAGCCATCACAATGGCAAACTGGTTGCTATATGCCTGTTGAAACCTACTGTCCTGCAACACCCACCAACCGAATACGGATGTCCCATCAGGCCCGAACGTACCTAAAATA